TTACGATTAATGTTTTCGTATGGGCAGAGGACGTGGAACTTTCCGTCCCAACTCAATTATTAGAACAATCTGGTAAAACTAATGTACCCTTAGATAAATTTGGTTTCCCTATACCATATGTTCCACAATCTAAGTCTAATTCTAAACAGAATAAAAAGAAAGTTAAAAAGTTATCAAATAATACTGATGACTCAACAACTGAATTTAAGTCTGATGGATTAATTAGTAAACCAGCTTCCACCATAGCGAGTGTTGCTAACGCTCTGTCTATGATCCCCGTATTAGCTCCCTATGCTAAGGCTACTTCAATGGTAGCTACGAAAATAGGACAGGTCGCTCGTATATTTGGTTATTCTAGACCTCAAGTTCTTGAAGATACACGTAGTTATGTACCAAGATATTTAGGAAATCTGTGTAATACAGACGCACCGGAAAATTTGGTTAAATTAACTGTAGATTCTAAGAATGAGTTGTCTATAGATACCCGAGTAATGGGATTAGCTGGCCATGATGAGTTGACTATTCATTCAATAGCATCACGACCATCATTTTTCTACCAGTTTGATTGGGCTGAAACTGATGTGTCAGAGTCTATGTTGATGTCTCTTTTGGTTACTCCAATATTCAATACAACTTTGAATACAGGTTCCGTTACAGAATTTCACCCAACGGCTTTAGCATTTGCTGCTGCGCCCTTTGAGTATTGGCAAGGTTCTATTAAATTTCGATTTAATGTTATCTGTTCAGAATATCATAGAGGTAGACTTAAAATAGTTTATGAACCTCATTATTTGACAGGTACCACAGAACTAAATACTAATTATACTTCTATAATCGATATATCAGAAGACAGAGATTTTGAATATGAAGTAAAATGGGCGAATGTTTCGGCATGGGCTAATGTTACACCAATGACAGATTGGTCAACCACCTTGGTAGGTAGCTCTATATCATCCGTAGTTGGAGGAACATCCGATGATAATGGTATTCTTAACATTTACGTTATGAATGAATTATCGTCCCCCTCAGCTGTAGCAGCCGATATTAAAGTTCAGGTATGGGTTAGTGCCGGTGATGATTTTGCCGTCGCATGTCCCAAATATCAGCCTTTTATAAATTACTCTATATATCAACCACAGTCTGCAATTTATACACCGCAGGCTGAAGAGGCGCCTGATATACAAGCTACTACTGCTGACAGTTCAAATGCTCCATTAAACCCAGATTCCACGTATTCTTTTGGAAATTCTATAAAAGAAGATAATCAGTACTTAGTTTTTCAAGGTGAAAGAGTAGTATCTTTTCGCGATTTGTTGAGAAGATATCAATATCACTATTCTTTTTACCCAGCAGATTATGGTAATTCTGTAAATAACAGGCAAGTTACTATTAGTTTAACTGATTTTCCTTACTATAGAGGATGGGATCCCAATGGACCTGATTCTGCTATTGATTCCACTTTAGGTAATTCCCCATATACCTTTTGTGGAATAACGCTGATAAATTATTTAACACCTGCTTTTGCTTTACGAAGAGGAGGATTACGACATAAGATGATACGACAAGTTCATACTGATATACCATTACAGACCACTTTTGCCGTTGTACGAGGTACACCGGAAGGAGTGACAAATGGTTGGGCATCAGAGAATATTAATAGTAATCCACCCTTAGCACGTAGTCATATAGTTGTTACAGCGATGAATAGCTTATCAGGAATGCATGCTACCGCAGCTTCCCAGAATCCAGTACTCGAATATGAAACACCATTTTATACAAGAGGAAAGCGATTCTTCCCAGCTCGAGATACGAATCAATATGGAAGAACCAGTACAGGACATCATCTTATAACAGATGTCATCAAAAATACAAATCAAATTGATATGAGAGTAGATCATTTTATAGCTACTGCAGAAGATTTTCAATTAGGTTTCTTTACTGGAGCTCCTGTATTCTATTTGTATCCAGAGCCTGGAGTGCCTTAGCCGGGCTTTAAACGGCGATAATTGACGGGGGTCAACGTCCTGTCCACGTTACGGACAACCTAACCACTCGGCGGTCGGGTGGGGGTATATATGTTTGTACTTTTAACATATATTCCTAGACGAGATGCTTAGCATCTTACGCTTTTCACTATGTGATTAAATGGTTTTTAGACTAACCTATGTAAGATGTTCGCATC